GATAGATATTCAAGGGTTCAAGATAACAGCAGAATCAAAGAAGCACCTTATCGAAAACCTGAGCATAATGATTCAGCAGGAGAAGATACACTATCCCGACCTGCCTGTGCTAATCAACGAGCTGAAGATATTCGGGTACAAGACAACCGAGACAGGAATAAAATACAGCGCACCAGACGGATACCACGACGACTGCGTAATATCACTGGCGCTTGCAGCTATAAAGCAGGGAGCAAAGCCCACATTCAGACCATACGTGGGATAAGATTTATCAATAAAGAAGTTCAAGTAATTAATGGATTTAAAACGGGCGATGCGTGCACATCGCCCATCATGATGGCTTTTTGGGACGGCTTTAGAAGGTCGGCGCAGGTGTCTGAGCACACCAGTATTAGACCTTACGTTCACGAAATAGTAGAGACTACTTCTAACGTATCTGGCACTGGAAAGGTGGAAAAGACAGAGGACATAAAGCACGAATGGGGAGAGCCGCATCCTTTTGACTTTCAGCTGATGGAAGAGCTATATCACAAAGTCCCGATACTCGCCGGTGCTGTAAACAAGACAGTAGACACCGTAGTTGGCACAAGGAACTACATAGAGTGCGACAACGAAGAGGTGTCTAAAAGGCTCGAAGACTTTCTAAAAGCACAGAAGTCGGACATACTTCTAAGGAACATAGTAAAGGACGTCGTCTTATACGGAAACGCGTTCGTAGAAGTGGTTGGAACAGAAAAGGTAATAACACAACTGAGATGTCTGAGCCCCAAGTACATGTACGTCATAAGGGACAAATACGGAAAGGTTGAGGGATACTGTCAAAGAGTCTGGGAAATGATGGGAATAACAGACAGAGACCTAATAAAGTTCAACCCGAATCAGATAGTACATTTCAAGTTCAACGTCAGCGGGGACGGAGCGTACGGATGGTCGGTGATAGCTCCGCTTGAGCAGACGCTCACACATAAGCTGAAGATGGAACAGGACATGGCGAAGCTGATATCGAGAAAAGCAAACCAGCCTTATGTGATAACTGCCGGAAACGACAAGTATCCGAACGTAAGCCAAGACGACATCAATGCGATAGGAAACGACTTGAACAGGCTGACCAACATGACCGAGTGGGTATTCCCATGGACGGTAAACGTAAGCACAGTGGACTTCGGTCAGCTGGGGGAGAAATTCGCGATGCCACTGGACTACATGGAGAACCAGATAATCTACGGGCTGGAGATACCATTAGAACTATTGGGTCAGGGAAACATACCAGAGGGTCTGGCGCTATCACAAAGCGACGCATGGGAGAAGAGGATAAAGTCGATAAGATTATCCATAGAGGAGCCTCTTGAAGACCAGATACTAAGAAGGATAGTTCCTGAAAAGGTAGAGTTTGATTTCCAATGGGAAGAGGTCAGCGAGGACGACAAGTGGAAGGAAATTAAGAACATAACATCATTGTTCTCATTACAAGGGTTAGACCCGAGGATAGTCCCAGAGCTTAACAAGAGGCTGATAGACCTGCTGGACTTGGACTTGGAAGGCGTGGTCATGCCAGAAAAGCCGGAAGAGAATCCTGAGGACAAGAAAGACAAACCCGAGCCGAAGAAGGAATGCGCTCACTGCAAGATAAGCGAAGCGGTAAAAAAGTCGCTGGCTGAGAAGATAGCCATAGCAGAAAAGAAGCCATGGCTGGGTATAGACGCTTTTTTGGCGGCATTGACAAGGGACGAGAGGAACGCATTTTTCTTGGATAGTAACATGACGCTTGACGGATACCAAGAGAGGGGAATAGAAGAGGTCGAGTGGATAGCGCTCGGCGACGACAGGATGTGCGAGCTGTGCAACAGCCATGACGGCGAGAAATTCAATATCCTGCAGGCAAGGGAAATGATACCGGCTCATATCAACTGTCGTTGCAGATGGAAGCCGGTGATTGGCTAATGGCATTCAACATAGCAGCAGAGGCTGGCTCAATAGTTACAACTTCTGAAAGCGGGTCTAAGGTTTATCTTGACGTAAACCCAATGACCACAAGTAGCGGTTACGTCCCGAGCGGTAACATATACATAGCGTCTGGTAACGTTGCTGTTACAGGTACAGTCAGCGTGTCAGGAGTTTTACCGGTATCTGGCACATTCATATCTGGCGTAGTGAACGTGGCGGCATCAGGAATAACTCCGATATCAACATCAAGCGGTTATGACAGGATAGGTTCGGTTACAATGACATATGTGTCTGGATTGCTAAGCACAGTAGCCATAGTAAATAACAGTGTAACAAGGACTATATCATTATATTATACATCAGGGCTTATGACAGGAATAAACGAGGTGGTATCTTGAAAATAAAAAAATTACTAAGCGTAGTTGGCGTATATAACACCAATCCAATAACAGGCAAAATAGAAATATTCAAGTACTCCGACGACGGAAATACCATGGAAAGGATAATACTCGACGATGAAAGCAAGGAAACGCTTCTCGGAATAAGGAATCAGTTAGAGGACGTTCTGGAAGGGGAAGTGGAGCTTACGGGAGAGACCATAGAAAAATTAGAGAAGCAGACTGTAATAGAGGAATCACAACCAATTGAAAAATGGGTAGAGGTGGTGTAGCATGGCTATATCTTATAGCTCAGCCACAAATACCGTCACAGTGACAGGATACACTTCTGGCACACCTTGCACATTCAACGACCTATGGCTGGCAGACAAGGCTGGAACGCTTACTCTTGACAGCAGGACAGGAATATCTGCTACAGACGCAAGTCCAGACTCATTCTCGATAAATTTAAAGCCTGCGGACTATGGAGTGCTCGGCGGCGCAAGGCAGGACTTGTATATCACAGTGGCAAACTGGACAGACATGACATCGGCTACGATTCAGATAACTGGAACAGATTCAAACGGCTCTGCACAGACCGAGGACATAGAAGTGACAGATAACGGTACTTACTATGCTACAAAATATTTCAAGACGCTTACGGCAAGTCAAGTTACAGCTTTCGACGGAACAGGCTCTTTTGATTACGATGTCATACAGGGGCAATGGGGCGTAATATCAGGATTCGGATACTACAACACAGGAGGATGGGGGCACCCCGGATATGCTCAATATCTTCTTGAAGCAAGGATAATAATAGGCGACGGCTCTACTGCCACTTATTTCGCCGACGAGAGCAGGAACATAACCATAAACAGCTATCTGTCGGGAGGGTATGCGATACTGGTAAAGTCTGCAGCATATTTCACATTAGGCAAATTGATAGATGCCACAGATAAGACTACATATGGAGGATGCTCGATAATAGGTCTTGCAGACGACGGGCAGGACGTATACTTGAGGTTCGAGAGCGGTTCAACAGGCGCATTCTACAGCTGCATGTTCACAAAGTTCAGATACAACTATTATTCGATAGCTCAGTCGGTAGTTATTTCGGGAACACCGACATCAATGAGAATATGGAACTGCAGGGGCGACTTGTCAACAGCGCAAAACATACAAAACTTCGACATGTATAACGTGGAGGTAAGGCTTGCTGGAAGGGCGATAATAAACCAGCCGTCCACTGGAAACACATACGACAAGATATCGGTGTTCGGAACGTCTTACATATACACATCGGACATGTACAGGACAGTGACAATAAGCAACCTCTATGCCAGAGACTGTACTTATGTGTTCAGCCCAACTAACGCCGGGGGATACGACCATTATCTGATAAACCCAGATATAGATAACTGGGCGTTCAACTGGGGAACTACATGGGGAAAGATATATAGGCAATATTCATTCGACTTGACAGTAAGAGACGACAATGGAGACCCTCTAAACGGAGCAACTGTCGTGCTACTGGACAAGAACGGAAACCAACTGTTCACAACGACAACTGACGCCAATGGGAAGATAACAACTCAGACCGTGACGTACGGTTACTATACAAGGGAAACAGGAGACACACTCAATGGATATGCCCCATTCACGCTAAAGGTTTACAAGCTCGGATACAGGACTTACTATGACGCGTCGCTTGAAATAGACGGTAAATGGAAAGGCGAAGTAGCTACAATTAAGAGACCGTGGTAGTCATGACAGGAACTATAACATACGATGCGGCTACAAATACAATAACGGCAGTCGGCGGAACGGCAGGAACACCCATAACACTAAGGGACATAATAGACGCGAACGACGCAGGGGGATGGCTTGTATGCGACGCGTTCGCAAACAACCAGTTCACATTTTACTGCTATCTGCACATAGGCGATGGAACAACAGCTACTTATTTTTCGGAGAACAGGAAGTTCATAACATTCGGAAACTTCATGACATGGGGAGCTACTCTGATTTATATAAAAGCCAATGCAACATTCACGTCAGGAGTTCTTCTTAACGAGGCAAACAAGACATCGGCAAACGGAAACCACATATTCGTAGATAACCTGAGCAACCAGAGGGTGTGGATTGTATGTGACGGCTCGTCCAACACTTACTTTTATTCAACCACTTTCGCAGCTGCGACCAATGCGGACTTTTATCTGGCATACTCGCCAAAGAGGCTGTGGAACTGCATACTCAACCAAGCTGTTAGCAGGTACGGCTCTAATATAGACATGTTCAATGTACAGTTCTACAATGCAGGAAACAACGGCTGTTTCCAAAATTCTGGTGCTGGAAACATATATTCTAATTTGAGGGCTGTTAGCTGTTCGTCGGTGGCTAAGACAGACGGATTAGTAACTCCAGTGTTTACAAACCTGTTCACAAGAAACTGCACATCTATAATATCATGGAACAACAACCCGGTTGGCATGAAGGCATATCTTGTAAATCCTGATGTAGACAACTTCTATTTTAATTTTACTGCGAATTATTCAACAGTATACAGGCAATATGAATTTGACCTGAAGGTAGTGGACGAAGACAGGAACTACATAGAAGGAGCTGAAGTGAATCTGACAAAAGGAACCACGTCGTTAGACCTGACAACAGATGAGAACGGAGACATAGATACACAGACCCTAACATACGGATATTACGACACTACTAACGGGAACAACGTACAGGATACAGGCGACTGGACGATTACCATAAAGAAGAACGGTTACCAGACATATAGCGCACCATTTTCGATAACAAGAAAAACGTATCTTGAAATAGCACTGGATAAAGCGGTTCCTGTAATGATGACAACAAGAGGAAAGATAATGACAAATACAGAACCATCTAATCCACAGAGCAAAGTTCTAATTGAACTGTAGAGAGATTTATCAATAAAGAATTAGAACCAATTAATATGAAGGTTTGTCCTAATTGTAGGAAGAGGATACCTGTCAATAGGACGAACAACGATTCCGTGCACCAGTGCGAAAGCGGAATAAACGCCATAGACGAAATAGACGTCTTCGACCCGAACAGCGGTCTGAAGGGTACGGCGGACAGGCTATGGGGAACACAGGCGCATCTGGAAGGAAGCAGGGACAAGGGAGTGACTGACAGGGGATTGCCAGCCAACCTGTATACACAGGAGAAAAGAGAGACGTACATTAAGGTGAGATAATGACAAAAATGTTCTGGAACGTAGCGATAAAGCCGATTTCTATTACAGAGTCGAAGATAAAGGACGGGACAGTCCATGAGTCGAAAGACCTGTTCATAGAGGGAGAGGCAATACACGAGACGACCACAAGGAATAACTACACTTATACGGCTGAAGAGCTGGAGAAGTCAGCAACAACCCTGATGGGCAAACCGATACTCGACTCACACAGAACTGAAAGCGTAAGGGACATACTCGGACTGGTTACTAACGCATGGTACGAGAACGGAGGGGTCAAGTGCAAGGCGAAGATAGACTCGGAATAGAAGGACATACAGAGGAAGATAAACAAGGGATTCATTAACAATGTTTCTATAGGAGCTGCAGTACAGGAAGTAATAGAAAGCCAGACAGACCCGACAAACAGGACAGTAAAGGGACTGGAGTTTTTGGAACTGTCGCTCGTGGCAGTGCCCGGCGACCCGAACGCTACTATTGATAACGCGCTGCATGAGGCGTTCGAGATTAAATGCAAGGAAGAGGTTGAATTCAAGTGCGAGGAATGCGGGAAGATATTCAGCACCAAGACAGCCATGGACGCGCATGAATGCAGCAAGCAGGAGAAAACAGAGGTGAAAACAATGGAGTTCGATGTTAATGCTTTGACTCCCGAGCAGTTAGAAGCTCTGAGGACAAAGCTCGGAATGACAAAGGAAGAGGCGGAAGTAAAAACAGAAGAGTCCAAAGTCGAAGCCCCGGCACCAGCGCCAGTTGCGCAGGCACCAGCGGCACCGACAGAGGAAGAAGTAAACAAGATGGTAGAGCAGAAGGTAGAGGCTAAGCTCAGGGAGATGCTTAAGCCGCAGGGCGTCGTGGAGACGCAGAAGAAGACAGAGGAAGACACGCACAAGGGTGGAAAGTTCGTCATGGAAGGAGCGCCCGGCAGCAGGTCTTTCTACAGAATATAGGTGATATGATATGGCACTACAATTAATTGAAGACATGGGAGTAGCTGACATATTCTCTGTAAGATGTGGCATTACAACATCAGGCGGACAGTGGATGGTCGCAGCTTCAGGAGCATGTGAAAATGCAGAACAGGCAAGCGGACCAGTCGCTTCTTACACTACACCCGCAGTAACAGTTACAACGCACGTAGCAAGCGGAACGACACTGCCGATTGGTCTTGCGATACAGGACTGCGCATCGGGAACAGACAGCTACGTCGGTGTTCTTAGGAAGGGAACAGTGATAATAAACACCAACGGAAACGCAGGTGTGGCAACCCAACAGGCGGCATCGAACGCTGCAGAAGGTGTGGCAATGTGCTGCGATGCAGGAGCTGCAGTGCAGTCTCAGATAGGTCAGGCGTACGTGGCATCGGCAAGCGGAGCAAGCTTGTACACGATAGTCAGCCTGAACTTGTAATTAGGTGATTGACATGACACAGAACATAAAAGAACTTTTGACAACGGGAGCAGCGACAGAGGGAAGCCTGCTCATGGAGAAGAAGATTTACGACACGCTTTGGGAAGCGGTCATGAAGTCGCTCATAGGAAGGTCTTATGCTGCGATTGACATTGCACCCGCTGGGATTCCCGGAAGCTCGATAGACATAGACTTGGTAACACCAGACTCGATGAAGGTCTATTCGGTTGCTGAAGGCGGAGCAATACCCCTCGACACCCTCGCATTCACAAGCATAAACATGAAGCCTGTGAAGTACGGCGTCAGGATAGCGGTGACGAAGGAGATGATGGAGGACGGCAAGTGGGACATGGCGGCTTTTCACATAAAGCAGGCTGGTGTCGAAATGGCTGAGAACCTCGACTCTCGGATACTGACCGCACTCGACGGCGCAACGAATGCAGTGTCTGGCGGAGCGGCAATAACCATCAACAACATAACGACCGCAATGCAGTACCTTGAGGACAACGACTACACACCGACAACGCTGTTGGTTGGTGCAGAAGTCGCAAACGACCTCAGAAACATAGACACGTTCGTGGAAGCTGAGAAGTTCGGAAGCACCGAGATGATGTCCAACGGATTCGTCGGAAGAATCTACGGCATGGACGTCGTAAGGTTCAGCTCGAACATCGGAACAAAGACGAGCGCATACGTGATAGACAAGAATCAGGCGTTCGCAATATCCGAGAAGATACCTGACACAGTCGAGAAGTAAAACGACGCAACTCACGACCTGAGCGGCTCTACGGTTACACAGAGGATAAAGGTAAAGCTCCTAAGAGACACGGCAACGTGCAGGATAACGACCTCGTAATGAGGTCTTATCCCCTTAGGGATTTTCCTTAGGTAAAGGTGAGAATAATGGCGACAACTACATTAACTGACGGATTGAA